GGCGTGACCGTCACCAGGCGCGCGACCACTTCGACGAGCTTGCCGCCCTCGATCTCGACGATGACGCTCGCACCGGCGTTGGTCCAGCCGACCGAGCGGATGAAGCCGCGGATGGTGCGGTTGTCATCGGTGACGTAGGTGCAGGGCGAATCGATCATCGCCCTACGCCGCTTCCTTCTGTTCACGCTTCTCGTCGGCGAGTCGAGCGATCGCCGACCTCACGTCTTCGAGTTCTTCGAGGACGTGGTATTTGCGGGACAGCGCTTGGAGATCCGAGAGCGCTTGGGCGAGCAGCTGCTCTCGTCCAGTCGGGCTCGCGAGCACGACATCGATCGGATTCCACGCACCTTCGCGCTCGACGTTGACGAACGCGCGGATGGTGACGTCCGGTCGATCCTCGCGAACGATCGTCACCGCGCGCAGGACGTAGCGTGCTTGTTCGAGTCGGTGCTGTTTCGCTGCCTCGCTGTCGTCCCACTCGAAGTGGGCGTGTAGCGGATGCTTCTCGCTACGCGCCGCCTTGACGATATGCTCGGGTCGAGCTTCGCCGTGCTTGTCGACGAGCGATTGAATCGAACGGCCGACGTCGTTCGCGTCGATGCCCTTTCGCATGGGCCGTGAGAATGCGTAGTCAGTCATTCGAGATCTCCTGTTGTTGAATCCACGCCTGCGTGTCCGTGCCATTCCACGCCCGTACTGGCCCTGCCATGCCATGCCATGCCTGCCTCGCCATGCCTGGCCATGCCTCTCCGCGCCACGCCGTGCCTGCCGTTGATGCCCTGCCTTGCGAGTCCGGGCCGGGCCCAGCCACGTCCTGCGTCGCCTGCGATGCCAAGTCTGGCCGGGCCTCGCCTCGCCTCGCCGCGCCTTGCCTGCCTCGCCTGCCTCGCCATGCCGCGCCGCGCCACGCCGCGCCTTGCCATGCCTGCCGTGCCACGCAATTCCATGCCGAGCCAAGCCCCGCCTGGCGACTCCTGCGTTGCCGTGCCCAGCCTCGCCGCGACGCACCCAGCCCAGCCTTGCCTGCCCAGCGCAGCCTTGCGCAGCGATGTGCTGCGAATCCAGCCAGGCCCTGCCGTGCCACTCCGGGCCCAACGTGGCCTCGCCCCGCCTGCGCTGCCGTGTCGTATCGCTCCGGGCCCATCCCGGTCTCGTCGAGCCTCGCGTGTCCCCGCCTGCGTTGCCTCCCCAAGATCTCGCCGCGCCATGCATCGCCGCGCCAGGCCGCGCCGTGCCTCGCCTGCCAAGCCCCTCGTCTCGTCCCGCCTAGCCAACGATCTTGAACGTCCCCCAACCGACGCCCGCGCTGTCCTTCGAGTCCGGTCGACCCTCGCCGACCCCGACTTGAGCACCAACGCGTGCGATCAGGTTCGCCACGTCCGTCGGGCTGAACACGTCCGCATCGAACTGGATGCGGAGCTGCGCGGTCCAACCTGGATCCCACATCGGTCGAGCACGCAGATCGACGCTGCCGTTGTCGTTGCGGGCGTGGCTCATGAACAGATGGGGCTGCTCGTCGGAGATTCCCTGTTTCGCGAGCGTCGCCTTGCTCGCCGGATTGATGTGAACCAGAGGTGAGCGCTCGTCTGCATCGAGCGTGTCGGCGAGTACAAAAATCGCCATCTTCGCCATCGTCATCTTGAAACCGATCAGCCGACACGCGCTGATCGCAGCGTTGCGGAACGCAGGCGCCGGAATTCCGTAGCGCCCGTCGATCCCTACGTGCAACGCCTGCCGATAGACCTCCTCGAAGTCTTTCGAGCTGCGTACCTTCTTCGACTTGTCGACCGATCCGGCTTCCTGAGTCGCCTTGATCTGCGCCTTCGCTTTCGCGCTGAACTTGTGCTGCACGTACGGCGCAGTTCCCTCGATCGTCAACTCGATCGTCTGGATGTTCGGTGGCTTGATCGTGATGATCTGCGGCTTCGGTTCTGCCTCTGTCTTCGTCGCTTCCTTCGTCTTGGTCATGTCGTGCTCCGCCCAAGCAATCCCGTCGGTGTGATGGGTGCTGTGCTTGGGAAACTTGTGGAGTCGAGATCACCGTGACCTCGCTCGTCGTAGGAATTGCTCTGCTGCGTTGTCGATCATCGTGGTTTGCAGCTGCGAGATGTGGCCGGTCGTCACCGCGTCCTCCATCGCTGCGATCAGGATCCCGATGAAGATGTCCGCTTCGGTCGACATCAGCGATTCCTCAGTGCTCGTCGCAGATCCGCGCGCGACTTCTTCATCCGGCGCCGAACCGCGCGCGGCATCCGATGCGGACCTTCGATCATCGACATGCGACGGTCCTCGGCGCGATCGATCGCGAACACCCAGACGATCGCGATGAGGCCCGAGAGCGAGAACGAGAAGATGAGCATCCAGATCATCGGTGCTTGCTCCTGATCCACCGCTCGTCGGCGAACAGCACGCAATCCCGGTGCGACGCGTCCGAGGGCAGGATCTCGAAGGTCTTGGGCGCGCCGTTGACGTCGTACCCGGTGATCTTGAACGGCACGCCGTTGAGCCGGACACCGCCCGGCAGTTGCACGACGCTCGGTGTTTTCTTCAAGCGGACCTCCGACGGGGCAGTAGTTCGATCGGCGGGTGGAGCACGCCTGCGTTGGTCTCGACGGCGATGCCGTAGAGCGCGAGTCGCCGGTGGAATTCCTTCGAGACGCGGCGATCGAAGTGTTCGCGCTCTCCACCCTTCCAGGGCGTGACCTCGCGAGCCTCACGCATCGCGCGAGAGATGCGGTCCTCGCCCTTGAACGTCAGCTCGGTGATGAGGCGACGCTTGGCGTGGATCGTCGGGAGCGGGATCGGACGCTGCGGGATGCGGGCGAGCCGAGCGTCTCGTCGTCGGTTCTCGTGCTCGTTCAGGATCGCGCGGAGTAGCTCGTTGCGCCTGGCCTTGCGAATCCGCTGGTTCTCGGTCGCGCGATCGCGGCACGCCTGGCAGAGCTTGCCGCTGACCGGTGGGCCGTGGGACTTGCCGAGCCGACACAGGCCGAGCGCAGCGTATCTCTCGCGGCGCGCCTTATCCTCCGCGGCTTTCTTCGGCGAGGCTTTCTCGCTCACAGCGGCCTCTTGAACTCGCCACCGAGCGGGCGAACGATCTCCATCTCTTCGGGGACCACGATGATGCGCAGCAACTTCGCCTTGCTCGTGCCCTCTGGCGTGATCGTCGTTTGAAGCTGCGAGATGTGGCCGGTGAGGACGGCGTCCTGCATCGCAGCGATCAGCAGGTTGAGAAAGATGTTGGTCTCGTCCATCACACACCAACTTTCTCGTTGCCGTCCCATCGATCTCCGACCCAGACGAATTCGCCGTGCTCGCCGACTGGGAAGTGCGCGCCGCACGTCGCACAGAAAGTGGCCCCGTAGAAACTGGGGTCACGCGCATACGTCTCGGCCAGCGCCTGGCCCATCGTGGTGACCGCTCCGCACTTCTCATGCTTGTACGAACGGCGCACCGGACGGACGAAGCCCTTCGCGCGTTCCTCGTCGGACAGCACGATGTACGACTTGTGCATGCCGGTCTCGCCGCGCTGCTCGAGCCGAACGACCTCCGGATCGCGCCCGTCGGTTGTGACCTGCTTCGAGCGATCGACCGGCGGGATGGTGAGCGGCTCGAGGCCTTGGAGGTTGGCGTCGAGGACGACGGAGATATCTCGGATCAGCTCGACGAACGCCTGCAGGTCATCGCCCTTGAGCGTTTGAGCGGCCGTGAATAGCTCGACACGGAGGCGGTAGATTCGCGGGTCGATGCTCACGGCTTCACCGTCCGCGCGAGCGACGATCCGCAGTGACAGGTTCGGCACTCCAGCGTCTCGGCGGGACCGATGTCGTCGGCTTCGATCTGCTGCAGGCCGTCGAACCGGAGCGACGACCAGCGCGCGTCGTCGAGCTTGATCGCGGCGTGGTCGCACCTGCCGATCAGCGCCGAGCGCTCGAGCTGGTCGTCGATCGTGACCACCGGGGGCGTTCGAAAAGGCTCGCGCTCGAAGTCGCGGTCTACGCGGTTGTCGCGCTCCCAGTCGTGGTCGATCTCGCCGGGGAAGGAGTCGCCGCTCACGACTCGACCTCACGGCAGCGGTTCGGGTCCCACAAGTCGACGCGGGTCTCGCCGTCGAGCTTGACCGCGATCGCGCCGTCCGGAGTGCGGTACTGGACGGTGCCGCGCTGCCAGGTGTCGAGGCCGGTTTCGACTTCGAGACGCCGAGGTTGATGCGTTCCCATGCGTTCACCTATACTGAATCGCGCGGGTAGCTGTCAAGGTTCCGATTCAGTCTAGGTGTACGCTCCGTCGAGAAATAGATGGGCGATCCCTGCCGAGCGCCTCCACGAGCAGCACGACGAGAAGCAGATCCTCGGGTGCTCGTGCGAGCTTGTTGACGATCGAGAGCGGGGTTGCGCGAGTGCGCGTCGGTGCGGGTCGTCGAGCCATCGGTATCGCCTCCACATGTCGGCTACGCCTTGTTGAAGACGCAGTTATATACGTGGGGTCTGAACAGCCGCGCAGTCCGATCCGGATTAGCGCTTGGCTGCTAAGGATTCTACGATCGCCGCGACGTTCTGTCGTTCCTCATCGGAGAGTGAGCCCCATCTCCGTTGAAGACGACGAAGCGCGTCATCCCGCTCGATCGCCGACACCGGCGCGATCGTGTCGACCCAACCGAACACCTTCTGGATGCGCCTGATCAGCCGGCTCTGTGACGTTCCTGGCTTGAGCAGGTTGGTAATCGACGCAGGAACCGCATCTATTTTTTCTGCGAGATCTGCCTGCGACCATTCGCGCTTCACGAGCTCGTCGCGGACCTTCTGTTTCCACGAGTCGTCGACGGTCCAGCGCTCCCCGGTGGGGTGGACCTGGCGCTCGGCGGACCGCGGTCGCTTGGCCATCTCGAACATCGATGACAACACGTCCACCATTCACCCAGACTTGACAGGCTAGATTCACTCGGACTAAATCACAACATGGATCTCGGAACCCGTATCAGCGCGTGGCTCAAGGTGCGGGGGATGACCCAGAAGGACCTCGCGGTCGCCGTGGGTGTATCGCCTGCGGCGGTGACCGCCTGGGTGAAGGGCGAATACGCACCTGGCAACGGCAACCTCGAAGCCATCGCGACCGCCCTCGACGTGACGATGGAGCGATTCTACGGACGGATCCCCAAGGCCAAGGTCGCGGCGTCGGCGTGAGTCGTAGCGGTCGGAAGCACATTGCTTCACGGGACAGCTCTGTGAGGCATCACCTCTACTTCGTGGAGGCGCCTGCTGTTGGAGTGATCAAGATCGGCATCACCGACAACGTCGAACGTCGGCTGAGGCATCTCAGTAGTCAATCGCCAACGCCGATCCGGCTGCTGATCTCGATCCGAGGAACAACCCGGCAGGAGTACGTGCTGCATCGCATGTTCGCCAGCGACCGACGAAACGGCGAATGGTTTACAGCGAGCGAGCAACTTCTGGCCTTCATCGCGTGGCTCCGTTGCTCCCCAGCCGACGTGATCGCGGCGAGGTTGCGCAGCCTGCGAACGCCGAAGCTCCCCAGCATCCCCGGCGAGAGCGAACGCGATCGGCGCCGAGCTCGATTCGCTAAATGGTCGATGGTTCCTGAATCCGCGGAGGCGCGATGAGCAACCACGATCGCCAAAGCGCCCTCGTGCGCGACATCGGGCGACGGCTCGCGATCAGCAGCATCGAGGAGGTCGAGCAGGTCGACGCGTTTCTCCTCGAGCTCGAGCGCGTGCGCCACGGGATGCCGAGCAAGCCAGCGGTGTCGAAAGCGGTCGCTGACTTCATCGCGTCGTGTGTCGCGCCACCCCGCACCGAGGAGCCCGGGTGAACGTGTCGCTCGCCGAAGGAACCAACGGATCGAGTCGGAGGCGCGGACTCGCGGCCGCTGGCGTCGATCGGAAGCAGCTCCCGCGCAACCTCGACGCTGAGGCCGCGATCCTCGGAGGACTCATCCTCGACAGCTCGACGCTCGACGAGATGACCGAGCTCGAGCCGGATGACTTCTACGATCCGCGCCACCGGATCGTGTTCTCGGCGATGCGAACACTCCGCGAGCTCGAGCGCCCGATCGATGTCGTGACGCTCGAGGTCGAGATCGAGCGCCAGGGCAGGCTCGACTCGATCGGCGGGATCGCGTTCATCGGCGAGCTCGTGCTCCGCATGCCGATCGCGAGCAACGTGCTCGCCTACCGCGACACCGTGCGGACGCTCGCGCGGAACCGCCGGATGATCCTGACCCTCGCGTCGGCCACCGAGCGCGCGATGGGGTGGCCGCACGATCCCGACGAGCTCCTGGCCGAGACCGTCGGCGAGCTGCAGCGAATCGAGGTTGACCACAGCATCGCGGCCCGAGCCCGCAAGACGCGGTGGTGCCTGCCGCTGGTCGACTACCTCGGCGACAGCGAGCCCGACGAGGACGACTCCGAGGACTGGATCATCCGCGACTTGATCCCACGGGGAGAGCCCGCGTTGTGGGGCGGACCGATGAAGGGCGGCAAGACGTGGGGCGCTCTCGACCTCTGCGTCTCGGTCGCGATGGGGATGCCGTGGCTCGGGAAGTTCGACAACACGATGGGGAAGCCGGCGCGCGTGCTCGGGCTGTTCCTCGAGGACTCAAAGCGCCGACTTCGGAAGCGGCTGTGGGAGCTGGCCCGCGCTCGCAACACCACGCCGAACCACCATGACATCGCCGAGAACCTGCGCATCTCGCGAGCAACGCTCCGCCTGCCCGATGCCGCCGACCAGCGAAGGTTCGCGGCCGAGATCAAGGCGTGGGGCGCAGTGCTCGTCGTGATCGACAACCTCACGCGCGTCATGATCGGCGATCCGAACAGCACGCGCGAAGCCTCCGCGTTCACCAAGGCGTGGACCGAGCTTGGCGACGAGACCGGCGCGACGATCGTGTTTCTGCATCACACGAAGAAGCCGATGGGCGAGGCGAAGCTCGATCCGTTCGAGTCGCTACGTGGCTCGGGCGACTTCGGGGCGACGGCGCGGAACATCATCGTCACGACGCCGATCCGGAACGAGAGCAACCAGAAGCTATCGGAAGTCCGCATGCGCGGGAATCTTGATCTGCGGCGCGAGAGCTTCACGCTGGGATTCGAGCGGGTCGAACTGCTCGGGAAGTGGCGCGCCAAGCTCGAGGATCGCGGCGAGGTCGACGACGTGAAGAGCGAGGTCCGGAAGGATCTGAAGACCGCGAAGGAGACTCGGAAGCGCGAGGAATTTGCGGCCGAGATAGAGCGCCGGCGCTCGCTCGCGCTCGAGATCGCGCGCGCGAACAAGGGCTACGTGTCGGGCGCCCAGCTCGCGGCTGCATGCGGCCACAGCAGCTCCCGAACGGTGGCTCCCGTGCTCACCGGCCTGGTTCAATCCGGGGTGCTCGTGGGGGCCGGAACGCGCGGCTACATGCTGGCGGATGCGGACCGGCAGGAGGGGCTGCTGTGACCCGATCCATGTCGGCAGCACAGGGGGACTTGCTGTCCTGGACGCACCCCGCAATCGATCACACAGACCCCGCAATGCGGGGTGGCACCTTGACCGAGCAGATCCCGCAACTACCCCCCCGCGCATTCCCCCCACACCCCCCAAATGCGGAGTGCGGGAGGGTGGTGGAGAGGCTGGGACCCCGCAGTGAAGACCCCGCAGCCGGGAACCCCGTCGGCTTGGAAGCCTCGGGGGCTGCGGGGCCTCACTGCGGGATCGCGCCCGGGGACTCCGCAGTTTTGGTTTCGACTCCGATTTTGCGGCAGTACCAACGCGACGCGATAGCCGCTGTAGAACACGAGCTCTCGAGCAAGAGATCCACCCTGCTCGTGCTCCCCACCGGCACCGGCAAGACGGTCGTGTTCGCCGACCTCGCGCACCGCGCGGTGACCGCCGGCGGTCGCGTGCTGATCCTCGCGCATCGCACCGAGCTGCTCGACCAGGCCGCCGAGAAGCTTCTGGCCCTCGGTATCCGCGCGAGCATCGAGCAGGGTGATCGCCGTGGCTCGTCGCGCGCCGACGTCGTGATCGCTTCGGTGCAGTCGCTGCGTGGCAAGCGGCTCACCCGATACTTGTCCGACGCGTTCACGCTCATCGTCGTCGACGAGGCACACCACGCGGCAGCGACGAGCTACACGACCGTGCTCGAGCACTTCCCCCGCGCCAAGATCCTCGGCGTCACGGCAACGCCCGATCGCGGCGATGGTCGAGCCCTCGGCAAGATCTTCGGCTCGGTCGCGTTCACGTACGACATGCGCACGGCGATCCGCGAAGGCTTCCTCGCACCGCTGCGTGCTCGGCGCGTGCTCGTCGGCGACATCGACCTCTCGGCGATTCGCTCCCATCACGGCGACTTCGACCAGGCCGAGCTCGGCAAGCGGCTCACCGAGGAGAAGGCGCTGCACGGCGTGGTTTCGCCGCTCGTCGAGCTCTGCGGCAAGCGGCGCACGCTCGTGTTCGGCGTCGACGTCGCGCACGCCCACGCGCTCGCCGAGATGATCAACCGCTACCGACCAGCCTCGGCGATCGCCGTCGACGGTTCGGCCAAGCCTGAAGAACGCGCCGCAGCCCTCTCGCTGTTTCGCGCGGGCACGTTCCAGTTCCTCGTGAACTGCGCGCTGTTCACGGAAGGATTCGACGAGCCGAGCATCGAGTGTGTGGCGATGGCGCGCCCGACGCAGAGTCGCAGTCTGTACTGCCAAATGCTCGGAAGAGCGACACGGCTCCATCCGGGCAAGACACACGCGCTGATTCTCGACTTCGTTGGCAACAGCAAGCATCGCCTCGTCGGTCCTGCTGATGCGCTCGGCGGCACGCTCGACGAAGAGACTCGCGATCAGCTGGAGAAGCTGCTGGCCACCGAGGAATACGTCGAGGACGCGCTCGCACTGGCCGAACAAATGGCGGCCCAGGTGAGAGCACGAGCTGGGCTGATCGCAATCGCGCTGTTTCGAGAGAAGGAAATCGACCCGTTCCTCGGCGACCAGATGCCACCGCCGGATCCGAACGCACCGTGGGCCAGCGATCCGGCGAGCGAGAAGCAGATCGCCGCGCTCGACAAGGCCGGCATCTCGAAACCACCAGCAGGTCTGACGAAAGGCGATGCAGCACGAATCCTCGACGCGATCACCGAACGCCGGCGGCTCGGGCTCGCGACCATTCCGCAATGTCGCCTGCTCAACAAGCTCAAGCTCGACACGCGCGACATGACGTTCTCTCGCGCCACGCAGCTCATCGTGATGGCGAAGACGCGCGGCTTCTCGCCGATGACGTTCATCCGTGAGCGCGAGTCGCGCATCGGTCGCAGCACGAGCAGCACGACGAAGAAAGCTGAGGACTGGCTGTGATCGCGAACAAGCAAACGCGTCGACGCCCGAACGTCAACGGCGGCAGCAACGACCCCAGCCGGAGCACATGGTGCACGCCGGCGTGGCTCGCCGAGGCGATCGGCCGGTTCGAGCTCGACCCGTGCAGCAACGACCGCTCGCACATCCGCGCGACGCAACGGCTCTCGCTTGAGGAAGGCGACGACGGTCTGGCGTTCGCGATCGCGGTGGCACCGGAGCGCCGTGTGTTCGTGAATCCGCCGTACGAGAACGGCTCCGTGCTCGAGTGGTTCCGCGCGTACAAGCACACGCGGTTTTGCTTCCTGCTTCGCTTCGACCCGAGCACCGCGTGGTTCTCGGAGCTGTATCGCGCGACGAGTCTGGTGTGCTTGCCGCGCGGCCGACGAGTCAACTTCGAACCACCACCGGGCGTGCGCGCGAGCTCGAACACGTTTCCACACGGATTATTTTATCGAGACGAGGCCGACGCAACGCCTGCCATCCTCCGCGCCTGCTTTTCTTGGAGGCCTCGATGACTCGTCAGGAGTACCGAAAGGCGTGGGCCGCCCGAAACCCCGAATCCAGGAAAGCCTCGAATGCCAAGTACCGAGCGGCGAACAAGGAGAAGATCGCTGCAGCGAGCAAGGAGCGACGCGAATACAACAACGCAAAGTCTCGACGGTGGAGAGCGTCAAACCCGGAGAGGTCGCGGGCTATAAGCCGCGCCTCCTACCAACGCGACCCAGCCAAGCAGCACGCTCGGAACAAGGCATGGCGTTTGGCCAACCCCGACAAGGTGAAGGCTCAGAACCTGCGAGTCGCTGAGAATCGCGCGTTCGTGAACGGCCTCAAGAGTCGGCCCTGCATGGATTGCGGAGGAACGTTCCCGCCGGTGTGCATGGACTTCGATCACCGGCCTGGCGAGACGAAGATCAACAACGTCGGTTCGCTCTGCGCCTGGCTCAACCAACAACTCATTCTCGACGAGATAGCGAAATGCGATCTCGTCTGCTCGAACTGTCATCGGATTCGAACCTTCCAACGACGAAAGAGATAGCAATGGCCAAGAGACAACTTCAAATCGCGGGCACAGAGCGGATCACCCACCCGGACATCGAATCAGCAGCGGAAGCTTATCGCGAGGTGCGCGATGAGCGCGCAGCGATGTCGAAACGCGAGACGCAGAAGCGGCTCGAGCTGCTTGCGATCATGAAGGCCAATAAGGTCAAGCGGTACAAGTTCGAGGACGACAACGGCGAAGAGCTCGAGGCGTACATCGAGGAGCCGGATCCGAAGGCAGGCGTTCGCAAGACCGGTGAGGCCGAGCCGCAGATCGGCGAGGGCATCGAGTCTTCCGGCGAACCGTCCACCAACGGCGTTCACCCCGGGCTCATCGACATGGCGATGAAAGCCCAGCAGGACGAGGCCCACGCCGAGGTCGACAGTGAGGGCAACGTGGTCGTGCCCGAGACCGCAGCGAAGAAGCGCGGGAAGTCGAAGAAGAAGTGAGCGACAACGCCGAAGCGGAGCTGCAGCGCTTGGTCCGCAGGTATCTCGACGCAACCGACGCAGAAGCGCTCGCGAGTGCAGAGATGAATCGCCGGTTTCAGGCTGGCGAAACGGTCCAGTCGTGGATCGGCGGGCGTTCCGCATCGTCCATCGCGCTCGCGGATATCCGCGACCACCTCAATCGACAGCCGAAGAGCGCCAACGAGAAGTAGCCATGACCGTCGAGCTCGACATGGGCGCGGATCGCGAGGCACGGCCAGCAAAGCCGTGTGCTCACCGATTCTCGCCCGGTCGATGGTGCGTGCTCATCGACGGGCACGAGGGCGAGCACACGGGTCCGCCAGCTCGCGAGATTTCACCGCCGAACTACGGACCAGGAGGCAAGCGATGAAACGCCGAGTCTTGTACATGGCTCACCCGGTATCTGGCGACGTTGGTGCGAACATCGCCCGCGCACTGCGTTGGCTCCGGTACCTGATGGCCCGGTATCCGGAGACCGCGATCATCGCGCCATGGATCTCGGCGATCATGGCGGGAGCAGACGACGACGACCCGGCTGCTCGTGCTCGCGGCCTCGCCGACGACTGCGCGGTCGCAGTGCGGTGTGACGGCATCGTGCTTGTGGGTGGCCGGATCTCGGCCGGGATGACGTGGGAGCGCGACGCGGTGGCTGCGGCCGGGCTCGAAGTGGTTGACCTCACCGAGCTCGGCGAGGAACCCCCAACGTGACGATCCTCGCGCTCGACGGCGGTCTTGGCACGTGCGGCTACGCGGTCGTGCGCAAGCGGACCGCTCGCGTGCTCGAGCTCGGCACGCTCACCAGCACGCCGGCCGAGGGCGTCATCGAGTCGACCGATCGCGCTCGCCGAATCGTGCGGCTCGTCGAGACGCTGCGCTCGGTGGCGCGCAAGTACGGCTGCGACACCGTTGCGGCCGAGGCGATGTCGTTCGGAGGACCACCGAAGGCGCGCTTCAGGATGGCTGTCTCGCTGTGCCTGTTCTGGGGAGCGATAGCCGGGCTTGCTGTAGAGCTCAACGCCTCGCTCCTCGAGGTGCAGCCGAAGCAATGGCAGCACGCCGTGCTTGGGTGTGATGGGAAGGTCGACTACGAGGTGGTGTTCGCCGCGCTCGGCCGCTTCGTCGATGGGCAAGTCTCGACGCTGCTCTCGATCCCGCGCGCCGACCGCAATCACGCGCTCGACGCGGTTGGTGTCGGCGTGTTCGCTTCTCTTGTTCCTGGCACCACAAGCATCAGGACGGCGACCGCATGACTCGAGCGCTCCACATCGCACTGTTCGTGCTGATGCTCGTCGCCACGCTGACGGTGGCCGGTCAGCTGCTCTCACGACTCGAGCGCACGAACGCGGCGCTCCACGTGGAACGTTCTCGCATCGACAAACCGAACGAGACCATCGCGGACCTACGTCGCCAGGTCCTCACGCTCGCGGCGGTTCACGATTTCAGCGGCGAGGTCGAGCTCTGTCGCCAGCGCACCGAGTCCTTGCGCGGCGTGCTCGAGGTGTTGCTGCTCGACGGCGGCAATCGCAGGAAGATGCCTGACCCGCCGCCTGGCTGGCCGCGCTGGAAGACGCCCGCCGAGCTCGACAGGCTCGATCGTTTGAAAGGCGAGACCGAGCGATGACCTATCAGAAGCTCTCGATCTCCGAGAAGCGATCTCTCGATCTCGATCGTGCGCGCGAGCCCGCCGTGACATGCCCGATCTGCGACACGCAGGTGATGCCGGCGGATCTGCTCGCACACCTCGAGCAGCGCTGCTCGGGACCGCGCGAACCGGGACGAGGCGCACGCTGGATCACGCATCGCGAGGTGTTGGCGATGGGCGTCGCACGCCAAACGCTGTCCTTTTGGGCGAGCCGCGGTTTCGTTCGCTACACTGGCGATCGGCAGGACCGCAAATATTTGTACCGAGATCTCGCTGTGAAAGTAGCCCAGCGTAGGGGCTTTCGTCGTCGGTAGTCCCATCTTCGGGACTGGAGCAAGGCAATGACCGTCAGCATCAACGCAACGTGGGATCGCAGCGGCATGCGGGCGCTCGAGACCGGGCCGCTCACGGGCGCATTGAAGCGCGCACTCCGCAAGTCCGGAGCTACGGCGCTGCGAGACATGCGGTCGGAGGCGAGCAAGCGTATCCGGGCTCGCAAGCGCATCAAGTCGAGCTACATCTCGCGCTCGCTGACGTTGAGTCGACCTCGCGGAAGCGACATCAACGGCATGAAGTGGTCGGTGCTTGTCTCCGGCGAGCCAGTTCCGCTGATCGCGTACCCGGCGCGCCAGACGAAGAAGGGCGTCAGCGTCGAGGTCAACCGCGGCAAGCGCACGCTGGTGAAGGGCGCGTTCATCGCGACCATGAAGAGCGGACACAGGGGCGTGTTCCGTCGGCGTGGCAAGGCACGCTTGCCGATCGAAGAGCTGCGTGGGTCGCGGCCTGTCGATGCACTGCTGCACGAGGGCGAGGCACAGGGCGTCGCCGATCGCGGAGGCAAGTCGTTCGCTGCGACGTTCGCGCGTGTGCTGCCGATCGAGGTCGGGAAGTGACACGAGATAGACGAGTGGCTTCAGTAACCCCCCTACCCGTGCGTGTAGGTTCTTACCGGGTACTCCACCGGTTGCGGGTAAGGAACATCGCGAGATCTAACGCGATGAAGTCGATTCGTGAATAGGTGGACGATTGACGCGGACCGCCACAAAGACCAGCCCAATGTCGTTACGCGCCTACGCGACGCGCCGTGGCGTCTCCGTCGAGGCGATCAGCAAGGCCGTGTCGGATGGCCGGCTCAAGGAATCCGTTGTCCGCGTGAACGGAGCGCCGAAGGTCGCGGATCCAGACCTCGCCGACCGCGAGCTCGACGCGAGCAGTCGACCGCGCGTCGATCGCGCAGCCGCTACGTCCAAGGACATGGCCGAGTACTACACGAGTCGCTCGCTCCGAGAGGCGACACGCGCGGAGTTCGAAGCCCTCAAGCTAGCAGAGCGCCGCAGCGAGCTCGTGCCCGTGAAGGATGTCGAAGCCCGTCTCGCGCAGGTGTTCACGAGCTGCAAAACTAAGCTGCTCGGCATCGCCGCTGGGTGTCGACAGGAAGACCCGACGCTCACGCCGAAGCAGATCGAGATGATCGATCGACGCGTTCGGCGGTCGCTCGAAGATCTCACCGTCGGCGCGGATTAGAGTTGACGCGTCTCTGTCCACGACGTATGTCTGGTGGACAGTACACGGCATGGCTCGGCGCGGCCAGGCAAGGCAGGGCTGGGCGTGGCTCGGCAGGGCTGGGCGTGGCTCGGCATGGCGAGGCGAGGGTGTTCATCACAAAATGGAGCGAAACGATGGGTAAACACGGTCTTTTTCTCGGCGGAATCCCGACTGAACCAGATGTTCGGAGGCTTCTCGCCGCATTTCCGGGCATCAAAGCGGACGACGAGATCGCTCATGCCGACGTCGCCAAGGCGATCGCGGTCGAAGTCGGATCGGCGCGCTACCGCAGCGTGACCGCGTCGTGGCGGAAACACCTCCTCAAGGTCAACAACCTCCGTCTCTCGACGGTTCCAGGCGTCGGATTCCGCGTCATCGACGGCATGGATCGCATCGCCGACGACATCAAGCGATACGGCCGCGGCGCGAAGCAGATCCGCAAGGCGGCCGACGACGTCCGTAGCGTCGAGATCGGCAAGCTTCCCGAGGCGCAGCAGCGCGTCGCGGAGCACGTGCTCCGTCACATGGAGTCGACTTCCGATCACTTGCGCAAGGCGAGCAAGGAGATCGCGATCGAGTTCAAACCGCAGGACCAGCTGCCGAGAGCGCGGCTGGTCAAGTGAATCTGCCGAGGCCTGGATGGCGAGGCAAGGCACGGCGCGGCCGGGCCGGGCGAGGCACGGCGTGGCAGGGCGAGGCATGGGTGCAACGCACAACTCAAGGGAGAATCGAATGAACAGCTACAACGCAACGCTCACGGGGATCACCCCCCTCCTGCTTCACCGCGACAACATCGAGTTCGCGGACCAGCTCGCTCGATGGCGCGAGGACCCTGGCAACAAGAAGCTCAGCAAGGCGGGCGACGATCGGACGCCGGCCTTCACGTGGCTCGGTTGCCTCTACGAGCATGACGGGCTCGTGGTGATGCCGAGCGACAACCTCATGCGCTGCTTCATGGAGGGCGGCGCTAGCGTGCCCGTCCCGGGCGGGAAGAACGGCAAGACGTTCAAGGCGCAGACGCAGAGCGGCATGATGACCGCCGATCCAGCGTGGGCCATCGAGGTGCGCGGCAAGACGATCGACGCCAAGCCGATCTACAAGCTGCAGAGCGAGCTCGACTTCGAGAAGCACAAGGCGATCGCGGAGAAGAGCGGATTCTCGCTGTTCGTGAAGCGAGCGAAGATCGGGGCGTCGAAGCACATCCGCGTGCGCCCGAAGTTCCACGAGTGGAAGCTCAGCGGTCGCATCGACGTCTGGGATGATCAGATCACGCAGGATGCGCTGCTCTCGATCCTCTCGTTTGCGGGCGAGTACAAGGGGCTCGGCGACTGGCGACCGAGCGGCCGAACGCCTGGACCGCACGGGCGGTTCCGCGTCGAGCTGACGAAGATGTGAGGCTGGGCAGGGCCAGGCGGGGCAGGGCAGGGCGAGGCAGGGCAGGGCAGGGCGAGGCATGGGTGCAACGCACACGATCGAGGACTTCATGTACAACGAATTGGAGATGGGACTCGACGAAGCATCGAAGCGGGCGCTGGCCGCGTACTACGCGAGCGGCGGCGAGGATCTGCCGACGTCCGCGAAGACCCAGACGCTCCACGGGCTCGACTACGCGGTGATTCGCCGGGGGAGCAAGGTGCTCGCGTGCTACCGCGTGCGCCGCGATGGGAAGCTCAAGCGGATGATTCGGATGCCCGCCGGACTATGAGGCTCGCTTGGCGAGGTTAGGCGCGGCGCGGCCAGGCATGGCTGTGCAAGGCGAGGCGAGGGTGCAACGCACAACGGACAGCCGATGACCTACGCCAACCTCGATTCCGTCATCGCGCACGCGATGCAGACGTGGCGACCGCCCGAGCGGCTGTCGCTGTCGGAGTGGGCCGACCGGTACTTCTACCTGTCACCAGAGACGAGCGCCGAGCCCGGACGCTGGCGAACCCTGCCATATCAGCGCGAGATCCTCGACAGCATCTCCGATCAAGCCGTCACGCAGGTCTCGCTGATGAAGAGCGCGCGCATCGGCTACACGCTCATGCTGTCCGCGACGATCGGCTACCACATCGACCACGATCCGACGTCGATCCTCGTCGCACAGCCGACCGTCGACGACGCGAAGGGATTCTCAAAGGAGGTCGTCGGACCGCTGCTCCGCGATTGCCCGGCGCTCGCCGACATCGTGGTTCGCGACTCCGAGGACCGTAAGGACTCGTCGACGCTTACGCACAAGACGTTTCCTGGCGGCGTGTTGTCGCTCGTCGGTGCGAACAGCGGAACCGGATTCCGGCGCGTGAGTCGCCGCGTGATCTTGCTGGACGAGGTCGATGGATATCCACCGAGCGCAGGCAACGAAGGCGACCCGGTCACTCTCGCGATGCAGCGCGGCGCGTACTTTTGGAACAGAAAAATCGTGTGCGGCAGCACTCCGCTTGTCGCCGGATCGAGCCGCATCGAGGACATGTTTTTCGACGGCGACCAACGCAGATTCCACGTGCCGTGCCCGACGTGCTCACACATGGACTTCCTCGCGTTCTCGTCGAAGGCGGAACGTGGTCACGTCATGGAATGGCCCGATGACGATCCCGGCGCCGCACACTTCATGTGCCGCGGTTGCGGATGCGCGATCGAGCACGGGGACAAGCTCGAGATGTTCGAGCGTGGCGAGTGGCGGCCCGACAAGCCAGGAGGCACGCATCGCTCGTATCACCTGTGGGCGGCCCTGAGCTATTCGCCGGGCGCTAGCTGGGGGGCGATTGCGACCGAGTTTCTTGCGGCGAAACGCGGCGGTGCCGAGAAGCTGCGCGCGTTCGTGAACCTTTGGCTCGGCGAGACGTGGAAAGAACGCGGCGAAGCGCCCGACTGGGAGCGGCTGCACGAGCGCCGCGAGACGTACGCGATCGGCACCGTGCCCGCCGCCGCGATCGTCGTGACCGGCGGCGTCGACGTGCAGAAAGACCGCCTCGTGTACGAGCTCGTCGGCTGGGCGCCGGGCAAGGAGTCGTGGTCGGTCGAAGCCGGGGCGTTGTACGGCGACACGGCACTCGAGGCCGGGGAGACCGACTCCCCCTGGGCGAAGCTCGACGAGCTGCTCGCGCGCACGTTCCCTGCCGGCGATGGCCGCGAGCTGCCGATCGCGATGCTCGCGGTCGACTCCGGCTACAACACGCAGGTCGTCTACGGTTGGGCACGGCGACACCCGATGTCGCGCGTGATCGCGTGCAAGGGCGTCGCCGGATCACGCGCTCTCTTCGCCGCTCCGTCACCAGTCGACGTCACCTTTCGCGGCAAGCGCATGCAGCGCGGCTACAAGGTCTGGCCGATCGGCGTCGACATCGCGAAGGGCGAGCTCTACGGCTGGCTCCGTCTGCGTCGCGGCGAAGGCGATCCGCCAGCCGGCTACTGTCACTTCCCCGAGTACGCCGAGGACTACTTCCAGCAGCTCACCGCCGAGCATCTCGTCACGACGGTCAACCGGCGCACGCATCGCGCGAAGCTCGAGTGGCAGGTCATCCCGAACCGCGAGAACCACTTCCTCGACTGCCGCATCCTCGCGCGCGTCGCGGCAGCCGTGCTCGGGATCGACCGGCTCGCGCCGGCTGCGCGCGTGAAGCCGACCACCACGCCGGATGCAGCGGTTCGATCACCGCGACATGAAGCCGTCGAACATGTTGTTGAACAGCCGCGCAAGTCGAGCTGGATAGGACAGCGCCGTGGCAGCTGGCTCCGTCGCCGTTGACACCCGCAGCGAGCGGTGATCCTGACGGTGCATGGCGTGGACACAGGCCGAAGTCGATGTACTGAAAGCCGCCGTAGCATCGGGCGTGTTGACCGTCGTTTACGATGGTCCGCCGCGGCGGCAGATCACGTATCAGAGCTTGAGCGAAATGCGTTCGCTCTTGGCCGAAATGCTCGGCGCAGTCGCCGCCGCGACAGGCACCGGCGGATACAGGTTGGCTGCGACGAGGAAGGGCCTGTGACCAGGCCGAAGCTCAACTTCTTCGACCGCGCGATTCTCGCGATCTTCCCGCAGTGGGGACTATCCCGCGTGCGCGCGCGTGTCATGGCTCGCCACTTCGAGGCCGCGTCGGTCGGTCGTCGAACCGACGGCTGGTCTCGCCGTGGCACCGATGCGAACTCGGCAGCGTCGGGAGCGGCGCTGTCCCATCTGCGTGGCAAGGCCCGCGATCTCGCGCGCAACAATCCATACGCTCGCCGGGGTATCAAGCGGATCGTTACCAACACCGTCGGGTGGGGCATCCGTCCGAAGCCGACCGGCAGCGGGGCCCAACTCATCATGGGGCTGTGGAAACTCTGGGCCGAGACCACGCAGTGTGATGCCGCGGGCCGGCTCACGTTCTACGGCCTGCAGAAGCTCGTGATGCGCACCGTTGTCGAATCCGGCGAGGTCTTGATCCGCCGTCGACTCCGCCGCCCTGTAGACGGGCTCGCGATCCCGCTGCAGCTGCAGGTTCTGGAACCCGACTTCATCGATACCAGCAAGGACGGCATGACCGGCACGGCGGGCGGTCCGATCATCCAGGGTATCGAGTTCGACGCCCTCGGACGCCGAATCGCCTACTGGCTGTTCGACCAGCATCCGGGCGGTGGTTCGCAGCCGATGAGCGGGATGGGCATGGAATCGCGACGCATTCCAGCCGACGGCGTGCTCCACGTCTACGATCAGGAGCGGCCCGGCCAGGTTCGCGGACCATCGTGGCTTGCGTCGGTCGCCGTGCGGCTCAGCGACTTCGACGAGTTCGAGGACGCGACGCTGATGAAACAGAAGATCTCCGCGTGCCTCGCCGCGTTCGTGACCGACGTCGACGGCTCGGGTGCGGCGATCGGCGAAGCTAGCACGTCGGCATCGGATCAATCGATCGACACGATGGAGCCTGGCATGATCGTGAACCTGCCATCGGGGCGCACGGTCACCGTCGCGAACCCACCGCAGGCGAGCGACCACCAATCGTTTGCCACGACAGCGCTCCGCGGTGTGGCTGCTGGTCTCGGCGTGACGTACGAGGACCTGTGCGGCGATTACTCGCAGGTCAACTACAGCTCGGCGCGCATGGCGAGGCTCGCGCACATGGCCGACGTCCACGACTGGCGATGGAACATGATCATCCCGCAATTCTGCGCGCCGGCCTGGATGTGGATGCTCGAGGCGCTCGAGCTCGCGAACGTGAACGTCGAGCTTTCGCCCGCCGAATGGACACCACCGCCGATCGGGATGATCGATCCCGCGAACGAGGGCCTCGCGATGTCGCGCAACGTGCGCGCTGGTTTGATGACCCCGAGCGAAATGGTCCGCGAGCAAGGCTTCGATCCGGATGTGCACTTCCAGGAATACGCCGACGACCTGAAGAAGCTCGACAAGCTCGGCATCACGCTCGACAGCGATGCGCGCAAGACCAGCGGAAGCGGTCAGGCGCAGGCGGTGGCGACGAGTTCGGTGGCACCTACGACGACGACACCGACGAACGGGACGCCACCCACAAACGGCGTTGCCAAGCCGCCGCTCGTCGCGGACGCCTGACTGTGGCGTAGCCGCACGGTTGCCGTTGACGTGCGCGGAATGCCGTGATCCTGACGGGGTATGGCATCAGGCTGGTACAACTCCGGGCTTCGCGATGTCAACGATCGGACGATCGACCTCGTCGCGGACACCCTCAAGCTGATCCTCGTCACTTCGACCTACACGCCGGACAAGGATCACGACTTCGCTAGCGATCTCACCAACGAGTTGTCCGGCACCGGCTACACCGGCGGCTTCGCGGGATCGGGTCGCAAGACGATCGCCTCGAAGGCGTTCTCGACGGACACCGCGAACGACCGGATCGAGTTCACGTGGGCCGGCGTCACGTGGACCGCGATCAACGCGGGAAATCCGAAGTACGCGATCCTCGTCAAGGAGATCACGAACGACGCCGCGACGCGGCTGATCGCGTACCTCGATCTCGGCACGGTGGTCACCAACGGCGGCGACCTGACAGTCACCCCAGACGCCACGCTCGGCGCGCTTCAGATCACGGCGTAAGGCCAAGGGCTAGATGGCCCTATCGATCAGCAACCGAGGCTCCGGCAATCACAACACGAGTGCCACGTCGTTCACGCTGTCCCCGGCGTCGAACCTCGCCGCTGGATCGACGGCTGTGCTGTGCGTCGCCGCCGACAACTCATCGTCGGGAGGGACGACGAACGACTTCACGACGGTGACCGACTCGATCGGCAACACGTGGACGAAGCGCCAGTCGCCCGTGTTCGACAACGGTGCCGCGAGCGCCGGTGTGCAGGGCGCGATCTTCACCACCAATCAGAACATCGGTCCGCTGCTGACTGGCACCGTGATCACGGTCAGCTTCGGATCATCCCCGGTCGCGAAGACGTGGACGCTCACCGAGGTCGTTCCCGGCGCAGGTCTCACCGCCGAGTTTCGCACCGGTGGTAATAAGTCGGCGGGGGCGACCGGAACCGCCTGCACCATGGGGGCGTCGGTCTCGGTGACCGTTGGCGAGGTCATCGTCGGCGCGTTCTTCATCGAGGGAGGCACGAGCAACTCGGTCTCGACGCCAGACGCAGACGGGACCAACGGCACGTGGACCACGAACCAATACAACGAGATCGGCACCACCACGGCGGGATCGTGTTGCGTCTCGCAGGCGAAGCTCCAGACCACAACGAACAGCACCCAGACCCTCGACATCACGATGGCGGTGTCGAGCGACTACCACGGCAGCTACGTCATTCTCACCGAGACAGCTGCGCCGCAGACGATTACGCCGACCGAGGCCGTGGCGACGTCCGCCGCGGCAACGCCGACGATCGCGCTGGGAGCGCTCGCTGTCACGCCGACCCACGCAGCCGCGACGAGCGCAGCTGCGACGCCGACGGTGACCCTTGGCGCGATCACCGTGACGCCGACAACGGCAATCGCCGCAGCAACGGCAGCGTCCCCCACGGTCGAGAACGCCGTGAACGTCACGCCGACGCAGGCCGTCGCTACGAGCTCGGCCGCTTCGCCGACGGTGACGCTCGGGGCTCTTGCGGTCATCCCCACGCAGGCCGCGGCGGCGAGCTCGGCGGCGATCCCGACAATCACCCTTGGAGCGATTGCGGTAACTCCGACGCAAGCGATCGCTGCCTCGGCAGCCGCTGCGCCCGTCGTCACCGTCGGCGCGATCACCGTCACCCCCACCACGGCAATCGCCGCAGCAACCGCGGCTGCTCCGGTGGTGGATTCTGGTAGCGGCGCGCAGAACATCACGCCGATCGAGGCGACCGCGACAGCGGTCGCCTCAGCCCCGACGGTCACGCTCGGCGCGCTGGCGATCACGCCCGTCACAGCGATCGCGAGCAGCGCATCCGCCGCGCCGGTGGTCGCTCTTGGGGCGCTCGTGGTGACGCCCGCCGCCGCAATCGCGGTCGCCACAGCAGCCTCACCGACCGTCGTCGGTCCGATCACGGTGACTCCGGTGACCGCGATCGCAGTCGCCACCGCAGCAGCCATGACGACGGTCGGCGGCGCCGAGGACATCATCGTCTCCGCCTCCCTTGACGTCGGCTCTAAGGTCTACAACGTTGTTGTAGTTATCAGCGGCTCTGGTATCGAGTTCTAGGAATGTTCGACGCCTTCAGCTTCAAGCGCACCTCGCGCCTCCCGTCCCGCGAGATGACGCTGAAGTCCGCCGCAGCTTTCGATCTGACGCTCGCCTCGTCGATCAAGTTCGTTTACCGCGCCCTCGGCGGCACCGGGCGGAATGAGATCGTCGCTGTGGTGGTCGACGCGACCGCCAACAGGATCCGCGTCGACTTCGCAGATGCCGACGTCGCGACCGTGGGCCAGTACGAGTGGCACGTCGAGGCGGTGTTCGCGGCCAAGACCATGTGCTTTCCCGAGAGCGGCTTCTACACGTTCTCGGTGACCGAGATGATCGAGGCTTAGCTCACTGCTTGACGTGCCCGGAATGTCGTGATCCTGAGAATCGGGATGGCTGATAGCAGCAACTGCACGCGAGACGTGGGGCCGCTATCGCTCCGCGCATCGGTCGCGCCCGACAGCCTCAACGAAGAGAAGCGCACGGTCGAGATCACGTGGACGACCGGCGCGCGCGTCAAGCGCGGGTTATGGGAGCCGTACCTCGAAGAGCTCTCGCTCAATCCGAAGCATGTCCGCATGGACCGCCTCCGTAGCGGCTCAGCGCCGCTGCTCAACTCGCATCGCCGCGACGACGTCACCGATGTGATCGGCGTGGTCGAGAGCGCGAAGCTCGAGAAGACTCGCGGCACCGCCACCGTGCGGTTCGACAGCGGGCCCGAAGGAGAGGATGTCTTCCGCAAGGTGCGCGAAGGCATCCTGCGAAACGTCTCCGTCGGGTACCGCGTCCACAAGATGGTCAAGATCGAGGACGGCGAGGACCAAACCCCCGTGTATCGCGCCGAAGACTGGGAGCCGTACGAGCTCTCGATGATCCCGATCGGCGCCGATGCTGGCGCCGGGACCCGCGCGCAGCAGAACGATCCCAACCCGTGCGTGTTCGTGACCCGAGCAAAGGAAAAGAAGATGGCCGACGACGAAGAGACTCCGATCAACCCAAGGTCGCCGGCTGCTGATCCGACCGAGCAACTCGTCGAAGCAGCCAAGGTGCAACAGCGCCGCGAGAAGGCGGCGGAGAAAGCCGCCGTGGACAAGGCGTCCGACGAGGCCGCGCAGTCCGAGCGCAAGCGCGTCGGCGAGATCATCGTCGACTGTCGCAAGCACGGACAGAGCGACGACCTCGCACAGAAGTTCATCACAGCCGGGACGCCGATCGAGAAGGTGCGCGAGCTCATCCTCGCCTCCCTCGCCGATGACGCCCCGGAGATCAACCCCTATCACCGCGTCGAAATGGGCGAAGAGAAGGGCCAGAAGTTCGTTCGCGGTTGCGTCGCGGCAATCCTCGAGCGGTCCGGGCACACCAACACGATCGAAGAGGCCAGGAAGGTCAAGCGGCTCGCCCACAACTTCAATCACGTGTCGCTCGACTCGGGCGAGTTCGGCGGCATGCGCATCCCGGACATGGCGCGTCACGCGCTCGAGCTCCGTGGACGCTCCACCAAAGGGCTCTACGGCGACGCGCTGATCCGTCATGCGCTCGAGTTCCGCGGTGATTCCGGGTTCAACACGACCAGCGACTTCGCGATCCTGCTCGAGACAGCGGTCAACAAGATCTTCGTCGGCCAGTACGCGCTGACGCCGGTGACGTGGCCGCTCTGGTGCGGTCGCAAGTCCGTGCAGGACTTCCGGACGTCGACGTTCTACCGACCGGGCACGTTCGGCGTGCTCGACTCCGTCACCGAGGCGGGCGAGGTCAAGCACAAGAACATCAGCGACGGCGAGAAGCGCACGCTTACGCCTGGTACCAAGGGCAACATCATCGGCATCACGCGCCGCGCGCTCGTGAACGATGACCTCGGTGCCTTCCAGAACCTCGCCGCTGGTCTCGGCATGGCAGCGGCGTTCACCGTCGAGGCGGATGCATTCGCTCTCGTCACGGCGAACAGCGGACTCGGCCTCTCGTACGATGCCAACCCGCTGTTCCACACGAGCCGCAGCAACATCGGCCCGACCGGCGCGATTAGCGCTGCGACGCTCGATGGCGCACGCGCGGTGATGGCCAAGCAGAAGGAGCCATCGGCGAACCAGTTCCTCTCGATGCGACCGGCCGTGTGGCTGGGACCCGTCGAGCTCGGCGGAATCGCCAAGCAGTTCAACTCGAGCGTGACGGACCCGACCGACAACAAGGCACAGGGCGTCACCAACAAGGTGTTGAACCTGTTCCGTGACATCGTCGACTCGCCGTATCTCTCGGTCTCGTCGGCAACGCGCCACTACCTGCTCGCGGACCCCAGCATGTTCCCGGTGTTCACGGTCGGCTTCATCGATGGCCAGGAATCACCGTCGATCACGTCCGAACAATCGTTCGGATACGACGGCATCCAGATGAAGGTGATCCTCGATTACGGCACGGCCGTGCTCGACTACCGCGGTGCTGTGACCTGCGCCGGCGCCTAAGCCGGATTCGATAGCAGCGAGCTCCTCGAGCTCGAACCTCTTGAGCGAACGAATCGCCAAGGGGTTTAGGAGTCACAGGAGACCGAACCATGTCGAGAAGCTATATTCAGAAGGGCGACGTCCTGACGCTGATTGCCCCGGCCAACCTGACGGCCGGCACCGGCGTTCTGGTCGGCAGTCAGTTCTGCATCCCGCAGGAGACGGTGCTGTCGGCGGCAGTGTTCGACGGCTACATCACCGGTGTCTGTTCGCACGCCAAGATCGGAACGCAGGCGTGGACCGCGGGACAGGTCGTCTACTGGGACGATACCAATAAGTGGTTCTCGAACGTGGCCACGGTCGGATTCTTCGGCCAGGGCGGCGTGTTCATCGCCGTCGAGGCGGTCGACGCCGGCGCAGGCTCGACGACCGGCAAGGTTAGAATGACCGGGGCTCCGGCGTTCGCGTTGTCAGCAACGTACGTGAACCGGTAGCCATGTCCTGGGCCTTCAGCGTGACCGGCAGCAGCAAGGAGCAGTGCATCTCTGCCATCGAGGAGAGCGCACCTCCGAGCGATCCGGACAACGCAAAGCAGCACACGCTGATGCTGGCGGTGCTCAAGCAGGAACTGGATAGCTACGGGGTCGGATCGACGGGGATGTCGATCAGCGCGTACGGGCACGCACCGCCGGTGGATGATGGGGGCGCTCGGTCGTTCTCGATATCCATCTCAGGCGCGGCCGCTGCGGCGATGCCAGCCAAGGCGCCCGCCGTTGTCGAAACGCCCGCGGCTGCCGCGAAGCCAGCGCCTAAGGCGCGGTGAGCGCGTTCGACGACCTTGTGCAGCGCGCTGATCGCGCGGTGCATGGTCACCTCGGCGGCGAGACGGTAACGTACCGCCCCGAGTTCGGCGCACCGGTCGACGTGACCGGTGTGTTCGACGCGCAGTATGTTCTCGTCAAGGGCGGCGCGGAGGCGGGCGTCGAAGCGGTCGGGCCCGCGGTGTTTCTCCGGCTCGAGGATCTGCCCACGGATCCCGAGGACGACGAGCCCACGCTGGTGATCCGCGCGCTCGAGTACCGTGTGATCGAGCGGAGGCTCGCCGGCATTGGAGGCGTCGTGCTCGCGCTGCGACTCGTGACCTAACACAAGGAGACCCGATGGCGACGTCTGCACAACGCAAGATCACGGTGACGTACACGGGCGACGTCGCTGGCGTCGAGGAAGTCTCCGCCGCCACCAACCAGGCGAGCCCGGCACAGCTCCAGCTCATCACGCTCGCCTCCGGCGACAACGTGATCACCGCGCCGACCGGCGGCTCGACCCCGACGGCGTGCACGATTCGCAAGCCGGCGGCGAACGCGATCGCGCTCAAGATCAAGGGCAACGCTGGTGACACCGGCGTGCGGCTGCACAACACCGACCCGGACACGATCTCGATCGACCCCTCGACGGCCTCGTTCATCATCAACGCCGGCGCGCAGGTCGTCGGCGTTCGCCTGATGTGGACGTAGAAGCGCCGGCGTTGACAGCCCGGCACGGCCGTGATCCTGACGACGGTAGATGGCCCACCAGCGCAAGCTGATCCGACATGCGGTGGTCACATTGCTGACCAACGCGACGTCGGCCGGTGCGCGCGTACAAGGCACACGCGTCGAGCCTCATAAGAAGTCACAGCTTCCGGCGATCTCGGTCTACACGCTGAACGAAGAGACCGATGAGGAATCGGCGATGACCGCCCCGATCGAGCTATGCCGGCACCTGAAGCTCGAGATCACGGGGTGGGTTGCACATAGCGATGCGGTTCCGGTCGACGATGCGATGGACGACCTCGCCGAGCAAATCGAGGCGGCGATGGCTGCGGACTACTACCTCGACAGCACCATCGTCGATCAGACGCTCGAGGCGACCGAGATGCAGGTCGTCGAGGACGACGGTCGCAGCGATCCGCTCGTCGGAATCGTGACGCTCACGTATGCGATCACGTACCGCACCTACCCGCTAGAGGCCGGCAGCACGCCGGCCGATGACTTCGCGACCGTCGACGCGAAGCAGCAGCTCGTCGGCGGTGTGCCCACGACCGTTCCAGCGGAGGACACGTTCACCGTTCAGGAGACGCCATGAAAGTGAAGCTCGTCAATCCAGCGAATGCCGCGGGTCTGATCGACCCCGTGACGAAGCGCTCGCCATTCATCGATCCCGAGAACGGGAAGGTTCTCGATACCGCCGACGTGCCCGAGAACACGTTCTGGGTTCGCCGCGTGCTCCACGGCGAGATCACGCGCGTCGCGGAGACCGTTCAACCCGTCGGCAACGAGCCGATCAAGCCGCTGACCACGAGGTAGGCCCATGTCGATCAGCTTCAACTCGGTTCCGTCGAATATCCGCATTCCATTCGTGGCGGTCGAGTTCGACTCCTCGAAGGCGCAACAGGGGCCGGCGCTCCTCGCCTACAAGGCGCTCCTCATCGGACAGAAGCTTACTGCCGGCACCTTCACCGCTGACGCGCTGGTGAAGGTGAGCAACATCGACCAGGTGATCACCGGCGCCGGACGCGGATCGATGCTGCACCGTCAGGCGCTCGCGTGGTTCGCGAGCAACAAGAGCACCGAGCTCTGGCTCGGCGTGCTCTCCGACAACGGCGGCGGCGTGGCGGCGACCGGCACGATCGTCGTGGCCGGCCCGGCGACCGCCTCCGGCACGATCGCGCTCTACCTCGGCGGTGAACGCGTCACGGTGGGCGTCAACAACGCCGATGCATCGACGGCGATCGCGACGGCAATCGGTGCCGCGATCAACGCGAACGCCGATCTTCCCGTGACCGCTAGCGTCGGCGCGTCGACCGTGACCCTCACGTTCCGCCACAAGGGGCTCGCCGGCAACGCGTACGACGTGCGCGCCAACTTCCGCGACGGCGACGCAACGCCTGCCGGCGTGACGCTGACGATCACCGCGGTCGGCGCGGTCGTCGCGGGCACGCTGAACCCGGTGATGACGAACCTGATCGCCGCGATGGCGGACATGTGGTTCCAGATCTGGTCGCACCCGTACACCGACGCGACGAGTCTTGTCGCGATCGAGGGCGAGCTCGCCACGCGGTTCGGGCCGATGCGGCAGCAACAGGGCCTCGCGATCACGTCGGCAACCGGCTCGTTCTCGACGCTCACGGCGCTCGGAGTGGGACGCAACAGCCCGCACTCGGTCATCGTCTCGCAGACCGGCCTCGCCCCGCTGACTCCACCGATGGAGTTCGCGGCCGAGGTCGCCGCGGTCGTGGCAGTCGCCGGCGCTGTGGATCCGGCGCGTCCTTTCCAAACTCTCGCGCTGACACGTGCGCTCGCGGCTCCAGAAACGGACCAGTGGGATTCGTTCACCGAGCGCAACACGTTCCTGTTCAGCGGAATCGCGACGACGAAGCGTGTCACAGGCGGCGGCGTGCAGCTCGATCGGATCATAACGACGTACCAGCTGAGCCCGTCGGGCGCGGCCGACACGGCGTATCTCGACGCGACGACGATGCTCACGCTGCTCTACCTGCGCTTCAGCTTTCGCGTGCGGATGCAGAATCGTTACCCGCGCCACAAGCTGGCGAACGACGGCACGCGTTTCGGCGCCGGGCAGGCGATCATCACGCCGAAGCTCGGGAAGGCCGAGGCGATCACGTGGTTTCGCGAGATGGAAGAGCTCGGCCTCGTCGAGGGCTTCGACCAGTTCAAGCGGGACCTGGTCTGCGAGCGGAACGTCTCCGATCCGAACCGCCTCGACTTCCTGCTGCCGCCGGACATCCTGAACGGCCTCATCGTCGTCGGCGCCCAGATCCAGTTCCGGCTGTAGTACCGCCGGCGGCGCTACCTGGCGCTCGAGCAGCGCCGTCGTTGACAGCCCGCGGTCGTCGTGATCCTGACGGGACATGGCCGATCAGCGACGCGCCGGGATTATCCAGCTCCAGATCTCGGGTGAAATTGCCGACTGCAAAGGCAGCTTTTCCTACAACCTCGGACGCCCGAAACGCGAGACGATGGTTGGCTCCGACACCGTCCACGGATTCAAGGAGGTGCCGCAGGTCGCCTTCATCGAGGGCGCGATCACGGATCGCGGCACCCTCGATCTCGCCGCGCTGGTGACCGGTAAGGACCAGACGGTGACGCTGACGCTCGCGAACGGCAAGGTCATCGTCCTGCGCGATGCGTGGTTCTCGGGCGAGGGCACGGCGAGCTCGGAGGAAGCCGAGATCGCCGTCCGCTGGGAAGGCACGAACGCCGAGGAGATTTCCTGATGTCGACCTTGGCTGCGATCGCCGCCGGCATGCCGACGACGGCCGCGAACGAGATCGATGCCGATGCCGAAGCAGAAGAGGCCGCAGCTGCCGTTGTGGCCGAGCGGCAGTGGCCGGTGATCGTCAAGCTTCGGAAGCCGGTAGAGTTCGGCCGAGATACCGTGACCTCGCTCGAGTTCCGTCGCGGGAAGCTCGGCGACCTCAAGGGCCTGAACATCGACGCCATACCGCCACTCGATCAACTGCTGCTGATCGCCTCACGCATGTGTGGCAAGCCACTCAAGGTGATCGAGTCACTCGAGGATGAAGATGGCGCGGAGGTGATCGCGATCGCGCTGGGTTTTTTCGCGAGGTGCCTCGGAGGTGGGAAGACGGCGCCGCAGTCTTAGCGTACGCACTGCACGTGCAGCCATCCGAGCTGTGGGCGATGGACGTCGACGAGCTCAGGTTTTGGCTCGATCGAGCTAACTGGATCAACGTGAAACGCCGTGGCTGAAAAGGATACGCAACTCGCGATCACGATCCGGGCCGTCGACCGGGCCACGGCGATCATTCGCGCGATCAACGCGAAGATCGCGGCGGTCGCGAAGCCCACCATGGGCGTCTTCAAGGACATCGGGACCGCGATCGGAGCGACGCTTTCGCGCATCGCGAGCGTGATCGGCGGCGTGCTCGACAAGATCCCGCTCGTCGGAGCCGCCGCTGCCGGCCTCGTCGGCGGGGCCGTGGCCGGCCTGATGCACCTCGTCAACAAGTTCGACGATCTCGGCGACAAGGCGGAGCGCTTCGGCGTGAGCGTCGACTTCCTCGCGTCGATGCGCTATGCGGCCGAGAAAGCGGGCGCCCCGGTCGAGGCGCTCGATGCCGGCCTGATGACGTTCAGCGTCAACATGGGCAAGCTGAGCGCGAATACCGGACGATTCAAGAAGTTCCTCGATCTCGTCTCGCCAGCGCTCGGGCAGCAGCTGAAGAAGGCGAAGAGCAACGAGGCGGCCTTCTACCTGCTCGCTGCTGCGATGGACAAGCTCAAGGATCCAGCGAAGCGTGCGGCGCTGGCTGCGGCTGCCGGTCTCGGGCCCGAGCTCGCGCCGCTGCTCGCGAAGGGCGAGCAAGGCGTCAAGCAGCTCTCCGCTCGATTCATCGATCTCGCTGGCTCGCAGGAGGACGCGGCGGCGAAGGCAGGTGACGTCGACGATTCGATGCATGACCTTCACGCGTCCATCCAAGGAGCCGAAGCCGCGATCGTCAGCGGTCTCGCGCCGGCGCTCAAGATCATCGTCGGGCGGCTGTCGGAGTGGTTCGTCGCGCACCGCGCCGACATCGCGGAGTGGGCGAAGAACTTCGGCGAAAAGCTGCCTGGGGCGATCAAAGCGGTCGTCGAATGGGTCGGCCAAGCGATCGAGAAGCTGGGAAAGTTCTTCGGGATCCTCGGCGATATCTACGACAAGATGAAGGAAATCTGGGAGTGGAACGATGCGCACGAGCAGGCGAAGAAGGCCGCCGATCAGGTCGCCGCTTCGGTGCCTCTGGAGAAACAGAAGGCTCTCGCCGATGACATTGAACAGCAGGGCATACTCGCCGAGTCCAGCGGCAGCTCCGGGTGGAGTGCGCTCGCTGGACTCCTCGGGGTGCCCGGGCCAGTGGCGGACTCCGAGGTAGGACGAAATTTTGTCCGAAAGCTAGCCGGGGTTTCCGGCGGCAACCCCACTCAGGCGGACAACATCTACACCACCGGCAAGTACCAACGCGAGCTCGCCAAGCAGATCCGGGACCAAGCCGCAGCCGCGCAGAATTGGCGCCCCCCGACAGAAGCCGACGTCTTCGGCGCAGCGCCCGGCGATTCACAGGCGCCAGGCGCCGCGAAGATCACCGTCGACTTCGCCAACGTGCCGCGTGGCACGCGAGTGCAGACCGATCCGGGGAGCACAGCCGATGTCGATCTGAACGTGGGCTACCAGATGGTTCCGGGGGTGCCGTGACCTGGCGCGAGGATCTCCGCAAGGTCAGGCTCTCCGACGGTCGTAAGCTCGTCGGCGCGTCGTTTCGTGGCGTGCCGTTCTTGGTCGACGTCTCGGAGCGCGGCGGCGGACGGCGTGTGGTGACGCACGAGTTTCCACTGCGCGACGATCCCTTTGTCGAGGACCTCGGCCGCCGCGCGCGCACGTTCCGCGTCGACGGCTATGTGCTCGGGGATGACTATCTCGCCGATCGCGATGCCCTGCTCGCTGCGCTCGAGGACGAGAGCGGGCCCGGCGAGCTCGTACATCCGTATCACGGCGTGCGTCGCGCGATCTGCGTGACCGTCTCGGTGCACGAGGCGCGCGGTGATGGCGGGATTGCGACGTTGGCGATCGAGTTCGCGGAGACCCCGGCGCAGGCGCCTGTACCAACTGTCGTCACCGATTCCACGGATCAGGTTGGACTCAGCGCCGACTCCGCGGACGCGGCGACGGATACCGAGTTCGCGAACAAGTACAGCCCGAGCAACCTGCCATCGCACGCGCTCGCATCCGCGGAGAGCGCGATCAAGAAAGCAGCGGCTGGGCTGAAGGACAAGCTCGGTCCGGTCATCAGCGCCACGCAGGAAGCCGCGCAGCTCACAGGTCAGGTAGCCTTACTGACCGCGGAGGCGTCGTCGCTGGTTCGGACGCCGGCGTCAATCCTCGGGCAGTTCCGCGGTGCGATGAATGGGCTCGTGGACACGATGCTCGCCGCGCCGGGTGCAGTGATGGACGCCTTTACAGCTGCGTACTCCGTGGACCTCGGTCCCATCGTCGTCGCGACCACATCGACTCGCGCGCGCGAGCTCACGAATCAGGCCGCGCTGACCAGCGCACTGCGGCGCGTGTTTGCGATCGCGGCCGTCAGGCTCGCACCGGTAGTGCCGTACGAATCGATCGACGCCGCGATCGCGGCTCGCGATCGACTGACGGCGATCCTCGACGAGCAAGCCGCGGCGGCCGGAGACGACGCCTATCCCGCGATCATGGATCTCCGATCGCAGATGCTCGCGGCGGTGCCCGGCGGCAAGGTGTTCGCGAGCATTCTGAACGTCACGCGCCGCGTGGCGGTTCCGTCGCTGCTGCTCGCCTACCAGCTATACGGATCCGTCGATCTCGAGGCGGACATCGTTGTGCGCAACGCGATCCGGAATCCTGGATTCGTCGTCGGAGACCTGAAGGTCATCAGCGATGGCTGATGCTGTATCCCAATGCCTGTGGATCGCTGCAGTGCGGGCCGCTCGCCGCCGCTGCGATCGGACGCTGTGGCTGATCGTTGTCGACTTTGAGAATGCGCTCGGATTCGGTTCGCGCGAACGATCGAGGATCGACCGTGGCTGACGACGTCGCCCTAATCGTCGGCGGCAAGCGCTACAGCGGCTGGAAGTCGATCCGCGTGACGCTCTCGATCGAGAGCCTATGCGGATCGTTCGCTCTCGAGGTGAGCGATCGCTGGAGCGGCGACGTCGACCCATGGCCGATCGCCGAGGGCGATGCATGCCGTGTCGAGATCAACGGCCAGGTCGTGATCGACGGGTACGTCGACGATCGAGAGCCGGGCGGCGACGCCACGACGCGCACGCTCGCCATCACCGGACGCGATCGCGCGGCCGACCTCGTCGACTGTTCGCTGCTCGTACCCGACGCGTCGACGAAGGGCAGTAAATGGACGTACCGCAACCTCGACATCGCGCAGTTCGCGCGGCAGGTTGCAACGCCGCACGGAATCAAGGTCTCGGTGCAACCGGGCCTCGTGCTGCCGAAGGATCCCTATCTCGTGGCCCATCCGGGTGAGACGGGCTTCGAAGCGATCAAGCGCGCGGCTGGCTCGGCTGGCGTCCTGGTCGTGAGCGATGGCGCCGGTGGAATCGTGATTACACGCTCCGGGACGGCGCGCGCCTCCGGGTTGATCGAGGGATTCAACATCAAATCAGCGCGCGCGAAGTACAGCTCTGCCGACCGGTTCCATACCTACCTGATCTCGTCGCAGCCACCGGGGACCGACGAAGCTTCCGGCGAGGACCTCCGCGTGCAGGCGACCGCAACGGACTTGGGCGTGACGCGCACGAACCGCGTGATCGTGATCCGCCCCGACAAGGGGATGAACACCGCGGCGGCGCGTCGGCGTGCCGACTGGGAGGCGCGCATCCGCGCAGCGAAGGCGGCGACCGCGACGATCACCGTGCAGGGCTGGACGCAGCAAGGCGGCGAGCTGTGGACGCCGAACGCGCTCGTGTACGTGTCGGCATCGAAGCTGATCGGCATCAAGGGCGACATGCTGATCTCGCAGGTCGAGTACACCATCGGTGAAGGCGGAACGCTGACTCAGATCAGCATCGTCCGGCCCGATGCCTTCACGCCGGAGCCGCAGACCGCGATCGTCGGCGGCGAGGGCGCATGGAAAGAACTTGCGACAGGAGCCCTCTGATGGCGCGCGAGATCCACCATCTTCTGCGGCCGCTCGCGACGCGCATGGCGAACATGGTTGCACGCGGAGTCGTCCAGCTCGTCAACGATGCGACGAAGCTGCAGCTGCTGCAGCTCGGTGTGCTCGCTGGCGAGACCGTCGAAGGCGACAAGGGCGCCGAGCACTTTCAGTCGTACGGATTCTCGAGCGTGCCGCTCGTCGGCGCCGAGGCGGTCGTCATCTTTCCGAACGGTGACCGCTCGCATCCGCTCGTGATCGCGACGTCGGATCGCCGCTACCGTCCGACCGGCGGCCAGCCTGGCGAGGTCGTCGTCTACAACAACACCGGCGCGAAGATCACGATCACGAAGGACGGCGACATCAAGGTCCGGGCCGCGGCCGGCCGCCAGATCCTCGCGGACGACGGCGCCGGCGCCGGTCCACTCGTCACGCAGGCCCAGTTCATGAACCACACGCATCTCACGGCGCCGCTTGGTCCGGTCACACCGCCAACGTCGATCAGCCCGACTCCTACCCTGACCGGGACGACGGTGATCCAAGGGAAGTAGCCCGCAGCCCGCAGCCCGCCCCGGCGTTGCTTGACACGGCGTAGCGGCGCTGATCCATGAGGATGGGTGCCGTTCGTGCGCCCCACGCTCGCCGAGCTGATCGACCGCGTTCGCAGCGATCTGCGCGGGCGCCTCGAGATCAGCAGCACGATCCTGCGGCGCGCGATGGCCGACGTGCTCGGCACGGTGTGGGGCGGCGCCGTGCATCTGCTGTACGGCTACCTCGACTGGCTCTCGCGGCAGCTCTTCGCCGACACCGCCGAGCGCGAGGCGCTGATCGAGAAGGCCGCGATGTATGGGATCGTGCCGGTTCCCGCAGCCTTTGCGACGGGCGACGTCACGGCGACCGGCACGGACGGCAGCTCGATCCCAGCCGAGACGATCCTCCGGCTCGACGCCGCGACCGCGTATCGAGTGACGACCGGTCAGGTGATTGCCTCGGGCACGGCGACTCTGCCAGTCGCGGCCGTGCTCGCCGGCATCGCCGCGAACATCCCGGCGGGAACCTCAGTCTCGTTCGAGAGCCCGATCCCCGGCGTGAATGCCGTGGCCACCGTGGCGACCGGCGGCATCGCTGGTGGCGTGGACGAAGAGGGCACGGAGGAAGTTCGCGATCGCCTGCTGCTTCGCCTGCGCGAGCCTCCGGAGGGCGGTGCCGATCAGGACTACGAAGCATGGGCGCTTGCCGTCGCCGGCGTCACGCGCGCGTGGGTCTACCCCGTCGAGCTCGGCCTCGGCACCGTCGTCGTTCGCTTTGTTCGCGATCTCGAGGTGCCCATCATCCCAGATGCCGGCGAGGTCGCGGCGGTGCAGGCGGCGCTCGATGCGCAACGACCGATTACGGCGGCGGTGACCGCGGCCGCGCCGACCTCGCTCGCCGTCGCTTTCACGATCCACGTCGTCCCCGACAACGCCGACACGCGAGCGGCGGTGACCGCCGAGCTCGCCGACCTGATGACCCGTGTGGCAGAGCCTGGCGACGGCGCGGGCCGTGGCACCGTGCTGCTGTCGGCGATCCGCACCGCGATCGGAATCGCCGAGGGTGTCACCGACTACGCCGTCACCGTACCCGCCGCCGATGTCGTGCCCGCGCTCGGACAACTCGCCATCGTAGGAACCATCACATGGGTCTGAAGCAACGCAGAACCACCGCGCACTCGTCGAGCGCAAGGCCGTAGGTCTATGACCGTTCATCACACATTCGTCAGCAGCAAGTCAGACGGCAGCGACGCGACGCTCGTGCAGCCGTCGGCTTGGAACGCGGCGCACACGATCGACGCTGCCACGATCACCAAGGCGATGATCGAGAACGTTTCAGCGCAGGGCATGGCGCTCGGCCGTCTCTCGGCTGGCGCTGGATCAATCGAAGAGATTCCAATCCTGGGACTCACCCTCGCACTGTCCGCCGGTTACGCGATGCCATGACCTGAGAGGAACCTATGCCAGCGAACACACTCCCCATCTACTCGAAGGTCGGCGACGTCTCGAACAACGGGATCACGGGCATGAACCAGCTCGTGACCGCGGCGGCGAACGACTACACCGGCATCAGCGCCAACACCTCGCTCGTGTTCACCGCAGATGCCACCAACGGTGGATTTCTCCAACGCCTTCGCTTCAAGGCAGGCGGCACGAACGTCGCCTCGGTCGCTCGCATCTTCCTGAACAACGGATCGATCCCGACGACAGCGGCGAACAACGTATTTTACGGCGAGGTGTCGCTCCCCGCGACCACCGCGATCGCGACGGCGGCAACGGTCGAGATCGACTACCCGCTCAACTTCGTTCTGCCAGCAGCCTTCCGCGTCTACTTCGGTCTCGGCACCGCAGTCGCCGCTGGCTGGGTCTGCACTGCGATCGCAGGGAAGTACTAACCGTGTCGTCGAAGCCCGAGCCGCCCGAGTTCCTGAAGAACATCCGAATTCCGCCCACGCAACTCGATTCGCTTCCGCTGCTCGGCAAGATACCGGCAGGGCTCGTTCCGCAACCGCTCCCGCTCTCGTTCTCGACCAGCGCTGTCCAGGGATCCGACGGCAAGGGGCTCGTCGCGATCCAGATGACCACGCCCGGTGGTGTCCAGTTCTACTTCTTCGATCCGGCGTCCGCGAAGAAGTTCGCCGAGTTCATCCTGATGTCGGCTCGCACAGCCGAGACCGGGCTCGTCGTTCCACCCACCAACGGATCGACGTAGGAGCTCGTCGGTGGTCTACATCAAGGTCGCGTTCGAGAAAGTCGGCACCTGCTACCAGGAGGTCGACAACGGACACGTGGTTCGCTACGTCGACGAGAACGGTGTCGAGTTGTTCGTCCAGCCGCCGATCGGCGAGTCGAGCTCGGTCTCGGATGCGAAGGCGACTCCAACGCCTGCGATGATCAGCGCGAGCGCCGCTCGAGCGGCGCTCGCGTGGGACGGCAAGACCGAGCGGCGGCTCTCACGTCGGAGGCTGATCGATGCTTGACATGTTCGGGATCCCGTCTGCCTTCAAGGGCGACGTCCAGATCTTCAACCGTCCGTCCCCGTCGGCAAACTTGCCCGACACGTGGCGCAAGCCGCGCGGCGTGGTGAGCATCAGCATCATCTGCGTCGGTGGTGGTGGAGGAGGCGGTGGAGGATTCACCGACATCGCCGGTAACGCTCGAGGGGGTGGGGGTGGGGGCGGATCTTCCGGCGTCACGCGCGTCGAGGTCCCGGCCTTCCTCATCCCGGACATCCTCTACGTGCAGGTCGGCGCCGGCGGGCTCGGCGTCGGCTCGGGCGGCGGCACCGCAGGATCCGGCGTGCTGTCGTTCGTCGAGATCGCACCGTCGAGCGGCGCGGTTAACAACGTCGTCGCAGCGTCCGGCGCGGTCGCTGCCGTCGGAGGAGTCACCGGGACCGGCGCAGCTGCTGGGACCGGTGGAGCCGCGGGGACCGTCGCCGCTGCGGGCGGAATGGTCCTCGCCGGCATGGGCCAGTTCGCCGTCATCGCCGGTCAGATCGGATCCGCCGGCGGCGCGCAGACCGGCGCGATCGGCGTCGCGGTCACGATTCCGGCGACCGGCACTTTCTGTCAGGCCGGATCCGGTGGCGGTGGCGTTACCGCGGCCGACTTCGCTGGCGGCGACTGCACTGCGGTTGCCGGCGCGTGGCTCTCGGAGCAACGGCCGGCGACAGCAGCAGCCGGATCGAACAACGGTTCCGGCGGTCCCCAGATCTGGAAGCCGTTCTTCTCGTTCGGAGGCCTCGGTGGCGCATCGAGCAACGCCGGTGTCGGTGGTGCAGGCGGGCCCGGCGCGTACGGCGCTGGTGGTGGCGGTGGCGGTGGTGGCACCACCGGCGGGCGAGGCGGCGACGGTGGCGGCGGCATCGTGATCATCTACTGCTGGTGAGCAATGGCAGGATTCGAACCGACAGGATTCGAGCCAACGGCCTTCGAAGAAGGTGCGTCGGTCGAACCGACCGTGATCGTCTACGCGTCGATGTTGCTCAATCTCCTGCCGCCCGGCAAGGTGTGGCGGCTCGTCGCGAGCCAGCTACGGAACCTATTCCTCGGCAGCGGTGACGAGCTCGCGCTCCTGCACGGGCGTGTCGATGATCTGCTCGCCGAGTCAGTTCCGACGACGCTCGACGAGCTGCTCGCCGAAGCCGAGGCGGAGCTCGACCTCGAGTCGACGGGGACGATCGCGGAGCGACAGGCGCGCGTCATCGCTCGGCTGCTCGCCCGTCAGCGGTATCGACCAGTGGACTTCCAGAATGCGCTCGCGCAGCTGCTCGCGCAGGACCCCGTCGATGTGGTTGTCATCGAGCGCACGCACGCGCAAGCGATCACGATGGGAGACCTCAGCGGCAACGAGATCTTCCACTTCTTCATCTACCGCGATCCGACGTCACCCGGCACCTACTACCTCGCCAGCGCGCAAGCACTCGTCAACCAGATCAAGCCGTCGCACACGGTCGGCACGGTGATCGAGAGCATCGACTTCCTTTGCGACTCGGCAACATCCCTGTGTGATAGAGATTTGCTGGGGGTCTAGATGGCGAGCTCGAGCGCGCTCCAACTCGCCGATCTGGCGCTCGTCTGGTCGAACGCGACCGGCGATGCCGACCTGGCGATGATCGACGACGATCTCGCGTCGGATCGCGGGCTCGTAACCGCGGTGCTGCTGTCGCTGTTCACCGATCGGCGCGCCGAGAATGACGACGTTCCGCCGAGCGGAGATTCGAGCGACCGGCGAGGGTGGTGGGCCGATCAGTTCGCCGCCGTCGAGGGCGACCGGATCGGGTCGCGGCTGTGGCTGCTGGATCGATCGACGCTGACGAACGAGACCCTGCTCAAGGCGAAGGGCTACGTCGCCGAGGCGTTGCAGTGGATGATTGACGACAAGGTCGTCGCGAGTATCCCGGTCACGGTCACGCGCATGACCGCACCGGACGGGATCATGATCGCCGGCGAGCTGCTGCGCCCGGGGCGCGACTCGGTGTCATTCCGCTTCGCGCATACCTGGGATCACATCGAGGAGGACCTTTGAGTTTACCGATCTCCCGTAACACCAACTATGCGCCCGGCTCGCAGGTTCTCTCGGCGGACCTCAACGCCTTGCAGGATCAATTCGTCACCGACCACGGCACGAAGACGCTGCAGATCCCGTTCGCCCCTCCAACCGCGAGCACCGGAAACACGAACGCGCTCAACGACTACGGCCTGACCGGCGCCAACGCGTCGCTGCTTATCCCGATCCCGCTCTCACAGGGCAACAAGATTCTGGCGGTGCGAGCTCGCATCAAGGACAGCGCGACTGGCCCCACGAAGATTCGGATCACACTCCGTAGCGAGACCGATGGAGTTGCGTCGATCATTGGCACGCCGATCATTTCGGCCGGCAGCGGCGCGCTGCAGACGATCGCGCAGACCGGAATCACGACGGTAATTGCGGCGCTGTCGACCTATACGATCGCATTGGATCTACAGACCGGAACGACCCTGTCGCACATCTACGCCGTCGAAGTCGACTTTTCTCGGCCCACCTAGAGGCCGTGCTCGAACAGGTCTGCGTTCGCCTGTGACACGAGTCCGCTTGAGCCCCACCACGCAGGATCGGAATGCGATCCGTCGGAGTCGTCAATCGCAATACCGCGTGCGCAGTGTCCGATCTCGTGTGCAAGCGCGATCAGGTGGAAGCGCTCGGCGATCGTCGGCGTCCACGTTACGCGGATGTCTCCGCAGCCGTATGAAAGCCCGATGACGGTCGTGTCGCCGACCGCAATCCGCTCGTCGGTCCAACGGGCGCCGAGTTCCGGCAGCGTCACCATCAACCGCGCTTCGTAGAATGCCTTGACGATCGATGTGGCCATGTCTGCACCCGGCGGCCTGTCGATTTCGTCAGCGAGCGTTGCGGGCGCCGCATCTGGCGTCTCGTCAACGGCCGGCCCACACCCCAGCACGTACACCAGCAGCCACGCGTAACGCATGCCGTCCAGCGTACCACGCGCCATCCCCGGCGCTCCGGCTCCTCACTTGACGGCTTTCGATCGTCGTGATCCTGACGACTGGGTCGATGAGCGACCGCGATATCCGCAAGCCGCTGCCGACCCCTCCGAGCATCCGCGCCCAGACCGCGAGGCCTGTCGACGAGGAACCCGAGTCATGGGAAGACCAGTCCGGCGAGGGCAAGGCGAGTACCGGCGTGCTGGCCAAGCCGCTCGACGTCCCGGAGTCGCCGACCGAGATACTCATTCGGCGATCGGGCGAGACGAAGAACACGGCGCTTGATCTGGCGGTGAAGGTCGAGAACCTCGAGATCCGGCTGGACGGGACCGACGCGAAGATCGACGGCATCTTTCCGGTGCTCGGTGATCTTCGGCTCGCGATCGCCAAGCAGGACGACACGCTCGCTCGGCAGGATCAGATCCTCGAAAAGCAATCCGAGCTCGCGACCGACACGCTCCGCGTGCTGCTGAGGGAGCGTGATCGATCGGGCGAGATCAAGCTCACTACGACGCTGTCGGAGCTCAAGGTCGAAGAGACCGAGCACCTATCGAATCTCGAGCTCTTGAAGGCGAGGGAGCTCTCGCAGCTCAAGCAGACCGAGGCGGATCGCGATGCCCGCCGCGAGGTCCTGAAGGCCGGCGCCCTCAAGGTGATCGCCGGTGTCGCGCTCGCGGCCGGGTTCGTCGCGACTTTCCTGGCGGGTCGATGCTGAGCCTCGATGTTCATCACTACGAGGAGTATGCGATCGACGAAGCCGCCCAGGTCGAACCGTGGCGCGACGTCGAGCCCGAAGAGGTACCGGCGATGCACGTGACCATCGACGACACGGGGGATGTGATCTGGCATCGCCTCACCGTCGATCGCGCGCGTGCTGGATCCTGGTACGAGTCGAACCTCGGCCTGGCGCGCACGGCGTGCGGGCTTCCGCTCGCCGGTCACTACTACCGCCTGAGGGAAGAGAGCTACAGCGACGAGCTGTGCCTTCGTTGCTTCACCTCGTACGAGATGAAGATCGCCGACGAGCTCGCGAACATCGAGCGCGACCGCGAGAACGCCGAAGAGCGCGCACGACGCCAGTCGTGGACCGAGCACAAGGTGAAGCGCGAGGCCGACCAGGAGCGCATCGACACCGCGCTCGGCAAGGTTCCGAAGAAACCTGAGGAGGACAAATGACGAACGGAATGAAGACCAGCGAGTTCCTGATCACGGTCGCGATCATCGCGCTCGGATCGTTCATGGCGAGCGGCCTCGTCGGCGACGGCTCAACACCGATGCGGATCGCCGGCGCAGCGATGGCGACGCTCAAAGGCATCTCGTACACGATGTCGCGGGCCAAGGTGAAGGCGGCCGAATCGACCGGGCCAGAAGCTCCGGCAACGCAGGTCGCCGGCGGGAACATCGAGAACGTCACACCACCACCACCACCCGCGACCGGAGGGGTGTCGTGAGCTGGCTGACGGATATCGAGCCGGCGCTCATCCGCCTCCTGATGGACGCAGGCGAGGAGGCCGGCGAGTGGCTTGCTGCCAAGTTCACCGGCGCCGACGCTCCGTCGGGCTCCGACATGGCCAAGGCCATTGGAAAGCGGTTTCTTGAAGGCGGACTCGAGTCGGCTCGCATCGAAGCGAACAACCGAGCCGCGCTCGCCGGCCTGCCGATGCAGCTCGAGGCGCTGGAAGATGCGGCATCCGATGTCTACTCGGCGTTCGACCCGCCCGCGCATCCCGACGTCCCGCCGCTCGATCTGCCGATCGAGTGGGACACGCCGGACGGCAAGGAGCCCAAGTGAAGCTCGCGATCGGCGGGCTGGCCATCCTGCTCGCGATCATGTGGTTCTTCCGGCCGCGAAAGGGCGACAAGGTCCAATGACGGTCGATCCGCTGATCGTCGATTGCTTCGCGTACGACCTCAACGGAAAGCCGAAGTGGGACGTGCTCGCCGCGCTCGGGCCGCCGTGGCACGGAGCGATCATCAAGGCGACACAGGGGCGTTGGTACTCGCCCGGCTGGTTCGATGACAACTGGAAGGCGCTTCGGACGATCGCCGGCGATCGCTACGGCGTCGACTGGTTCCGCGGCGCGTATCACTTCCTCGAGTTCGCATCGGACGGCACCGCGCAGGCCGATTTGTATCTGCGGACCGTGACGCGCGCTGGCGGCTGGGACGTCGGCGACTTCTGGCCGATCGTCGACGTCGAGCTCGGCAACGACGGCTCCAAGCCGGGCAGCAAGCGCAACGCGAACCAGGACGCGACGAGACAGCAGATCATCGACTGCACCACCGCGTTTGCCGAGAAGTGCACGGCCGAGACCGGTCGGAAGGTCGTGCTCTACGGCAACGGTGCGATGCGCGAGCGGAACATCCACGACAAAATGGGCTGCTCGTACATCTGGCCGGCTCGCTACACGTCGACGTTGCCGCACGAGGTCTACGAGCGGGCAGGCTTCACGCTCGCTGACTTGCTCCTGTGGCAGTACGACGGCGACGGCGACGAGCACCTGCCCGAATACCCCGGCGAACCCCCGGGCTTCGGCAAGGTCGATATCAGCGTCCTCGTGCACGAGGGCGGGATCGACTGGCTCCGCAGCAACCTGTTCGCCGAGCGGCCCGCGTGATCATCGAATGGTGGTACGGGTTCGCGAGCGTCGTGATCGTGCTGGTCGCAGCGCTCGCGCATCCCGATCGCGCGGGCTGTCCGCCGGGCTGGTGGCTGAAACGGGATCCGGTTGTCGGGCTCGTTCGAATGCCTGCCGGTGGGGATGCCGGGCGGCGACGAGGACATGGCTCACGCAACTACGCGAATCTTCACCATCGTATCGCTGATCGTCCCGGGTTTGGTCCTGTAACCAGCTGCAAAGCTTGAAACGACGGCCGACCCAGCCGATTCCGACGAGGCCGACGCAACCTCTACCGACAGTGTGAGGCGCACATCGTTGCCGTCGAAGATCGCGTCGCCTGCTTCGATCACCGCGCGAACGACGCGCTGGCGTGACGCAGGAGAGCTCGAGCGCGCGAGGGTACGAAGCTCGGCGAGGTAGCTCGAAACGTCAGCCTGCGCGACGTCGTGCGCGCCACGCGCCGCATCTGCCGCGTGATCGAGCTGCGCCTGCAGCGTCCCGCGCAGGCGACCGATCGCGGCGAGCTCGAGGTCGAGCGCGGCATCGCTGATCGTTCCCTTGCGCCACCGCGCCATGTGGCCGGCCTCGGCCGTGGCGAGTTGGTCGATCTTGCGACGGTACGTTACGACGTCGGCAGCCCAGTCGCGGCGGTTGGCGGCGCGCGCGTCGAGTTTGGCCTGGATCGCGGCGGCCACCCGGTCGCCCTGGATCACCGCGGCGACCTTCGCCCACACACGAGCGTCGACGTCGGCCGCCGCGAGGATCGGCGCGGTGCAGCGGATCTCGCTCCGGCGGGCTAGCTTCCGTGCGCGGCAGACGTACGCGGCCGGGCTCGGGTTGCCGTTGGTCCGGCCCGGGTGACGCGTCGCCGACCGGATCGCGATCGGCGAGCCGCACGCGGCGCAGGTCGCGAGGCCCTCGAGCAGGTACACGTGCTTCGTCTTACGCAGGCCTCGTTTGCCGTGCGCGATCAGCCGCTGCTGCACGGCCTGCCACGTGATTTCGTCCGTGATCGCAGGCACCGGCATCACGAGCCGCCTTGCCTTGTCGGCCGTCCACTCGCCGCGGGTGTAGCGAGCTCGAGCGATCACCCAGACCTTGTGACGTGTCCAAGGTCCACGCGGGGACGGCACCCCGCGCGCGTGGAGGTCGTCGGCGATTGCGAGGCAGGACTCGCCGGCGAGCACCCGTGCGAGGATCTCGCGGACCGTCGCGGCGTTGACCGGGTGGACTAACCACGTGCCGGTCTCGCGCGAGTAGTCCAGGCCGAACGGCGTCGGGCCGGCGGGCTTGCGACCCTCGGCGATCGCGCGCGCCTTGCCGGCCTTGATGCGTTCCGACCGCAGGCGATTCTCCTCGGCCGCAAACATCGCCTTCATGCTGAAGGTCATCTCGCCGATCAGCGTTCGCAGATCCTGCCGGCCGCCGCTCGGCGTCACGATGTCGATCCCGCGGCTACGGAACGGCGCGACGATCTGAGCTCGCTCGACCGGATCCTCGGTGCGGGTCAACCGATCGACGTCGACCACCACCAGGACGTCGAACAGCCCGAGCTCGGCATCACGGGCCAGGCGAGCGTAGCCCTCGCGCGCGCCGAGCTTGCCGGTCTTTGCGGTGCGACCGTCATCGATGTACTCGTTCGCGATCGTCCAGCCTTGCTCGCGTACATGACGCCGGAGCACTCCGAGCTGCGATTCGATCGTGTGGCGTTCGCGCTGTGCGGCGCTCGAAACGCGGGCGTAGATCGCAGCGCGCTGGGTCATCGCGGTCAGACTCGTCCGGAGCGGCGTTGCAGATCCAGCTCGGCGATCAGAACGTCGACCAGGTTCTCGAAAGCTCCCGGTCTCGGTCGACATGCCACGACCACTCGGATCACGTTCTCCGGCTTCACGTCGCGCTGGACGATGCGACGGTTCGGGCGCCCGCTCACCGACTCTTCTCCATCGCCTCGATCGCTGCGACCCGCTCGGCCAGCCGGATCGAGTCGCGCTCCATCTCACCACGTAGCTGCTCGAGCTCGGTCCACGTGAAGCTGTGGAGCGAGGTCTCGATCGGCGGGCAGACGTGCTTGAGGTACGAGACGCGAGCCGAGACGCCGACCCCGGTGATCGTGGCGATCTCGGTCTCGCCTTCCATCACGCGCGAGAAGATGTCGGCACGGCAGACGATGCAGCGTTGGTAGATGCCGATGTTGCCGGCCGAGCTCGGCCCGGCGTAGTCGATGCGGAGCGGACGCTGGAGGATCTTGCCGATCGTCTGGGCGATCTTGAGGAGCCGGGCTTCGTCAGGATCGTTCGTCCGTCCCATCCGATCGGATCGCGTGCGACCAACTGAGATCGACGGACGATCGATCACCTGATCAAAAACACTCTGCATCTCCTCCTCCGT